TGATTTATTTTAATAGCAATAGCGATAATAATTATTAAACTAAAAAATTTGTATAATTTTTAGTTTAATCCACATAGGATGGTAGTTTATCAATATTAAAAATTTTAGCCTTTTTGTTTATCTTTTTTCTAGAAACACAAAATTTTTTAAATAAGGGATTATTTAATTGATTCTGTGGTGTATGTTTGTGGACAGTGCGCGCAATCATTTTATACAGTTTAAAATCGGGGTAACGTTCTTCACCATCCTTTTTGTATAAAATATTTCTCCCTTTATCGTCCGTTGTCCATTCTGAGATAAGGACTGATAATGGATTTGGAAAAGGTTCATCAAGTTCTTTTTCATCAACAAAAAAATCATATAAACTACATCCCAATCTACACAAATCAAAACTCGTGTTTGGTTCAAGTCGTGGTTTTTTACTATTTAAATAAGGTTCACAGTTGTATTGTGTAGCTGCGTCACCTTTTGGATGAAAACTATCACTACACACGATATTTCCCTTAAATTTATATATGGCTCGCCCAAAATCAATAATTTTATAAATTTTGCCATATGTGGGAACTTTATAATGTTTATCATCATATTTATAGTATAAATACTGTTTTTCTGTTGTCTGATACATAATATTGTTTGTGTGCAAATCATTATGGGTCAGGTTAAATAGCTTTTGGTATGTAATTAATTGTATAATTACTTGAAATAAACAAGAAATCCATTCCTTTTCGGATAATTCACTAGATTCGAGAAACGTATCTAGTGTTTCTTCAAGCTCTTCTAGACAGATTACTTGAACAGGAAAGTTTTTGATAGTCGCGCCTAAAAAATCAGCACCTGATAAACTAGAAATTTCTGAATCATTATCACTATCAGAAATATTTTCATTATAGTCTTCATCATCTTCGTCTTCGCTAAAATCTTCATTAGATTCACTTGATGTATTGGATGATCTTGAAGAACAGGTAGAACTTGTTTTTGATGTAGATTTATTAGTTGTAGTTTTTGTATCAAAATTAAATATTAATTCAGATTTGCCAAACGTATTATTATCACTTACTTTAAAAATAGAATCTAAGGTTTTTACATCCAAAGGCTCTGCATTAAGTTTTATATTTTTTGGGTTAATAGTTATTTTTTCTCGTTTTCTTCTAGTATCTGTAAAAGCATAATCCAATTTATCCATATTATCTATATTAAATAATGTATTTTTATTGTCATGAAAAAAATCAGATTCATATAGAAATTCTATATCATCTGCTATATTAAAATAAAAATCTTGCTTAGATGCCAAATAAGAACCAAAAAAATCTATTCCGTGACAGAAATTATGATTATGTAATGTTTTGCTCGTTAGATACGAAAAAAATGAGTCTACATATGCCGCGTTATTTTTATCACGGCTTTTTTCAAATGTTTCTTCGGTATTTTCCATAAATGATGGTAGTTTAAATAAAATATCTGAATGGACATTTCTATATTTTCCTACCATAAATTTGGTAGCGTCTATCAAAGGAGAAAATTTAAAAAACAACACTACGTCTTCTATTTTTCCATCACCGCGTTCTATAGTGCATACATATTTGTTGTTGCTAACTTTATTTTTAATAAGAAGAATTCTATTATTTTGATTCAAGTTAATATTATTCCAATTACTAGTATTAAGTGAAAACCAATTTTGATAGATAGGAACATAATTTTGAGTGTTTATAATTCCCAATTTCTCTAAAGATTTAAATAAATCCTTATTATGATGTTTTTTATACATAATTTCTATCATTTTCATATAATTTTAAAATAAATTTTATATTTAAACCAATTTTGCGTAATTAATTAAATATTATTATAAAAAAATACTTTAGATGAACTTAGAACTAAAAAAATTTGATATGAAAAATATTAGTTTTAAAGCAACAGAAAATGCGGGACCAGTAATTGTGTTAATTGGAAGAAGAGATACAGGAAAAAGTTTTTTAGTTAAAGATTTACTTTATTATCATCAAGATATTCCAATAGGTACTGTAATATCAGGAACTGAAGCAGGAAATGGTTTCTATGGTACAATTGTTCCAAAATTATTTATTCATGATGAATATAATACTGCTATTATAGAAAATATTTTAAAGCGGCAAAAAATTGTTGTAAAACAAATTAAAAAGGAGATGGCGGCATATGGACGTTCTACAATAGACCCACGGACATTTGTAATATTAGATGACTGTTTATATGATAACAGTTGGGCTAGAGAGAAATTAATGAGATTGCTTTTCATGAATGGAAGACATTGGAAAGTTATGCTTATTATCACAATGCAGTATCCATTGGGAGTTCCACCCAATTTAAGAACAAATATTGATTACACATTTATTCTGCGAGAACCTTATATCAATAATAGAAAGAGAATTTACGAGAATTATGCAGGTATGTTTCCTACATTCGAAAGTTTCTGTCAAGTAATGGACCAATGCACAGAAAATTATGAATGTTTAGTAATAGCTAATAATGCAAAATCTAATAAATTAGAGGACCAAATTTTTTGGTATAAAGCTAGTGCCCACGGTAAATTTAAATTAGGTTCTAAAGAATTTTGGGAACTTTCAAGTCAATTAGGTTCAGACGACGATGAAGAAGAACAATTTGACCCTACAGCTGTACGTAGAGGACCAAAAATCAATGTTAAAAAAAGCAAATGGTAAACAATAAATAGGTTTTTATTTATAGTCTATCTTTTACTTTATCAAATTCTCCTCCACCAAATACATTTTTTTTCTCTAGATTTTCTCGCGCTTCTTTTACATAATCAAAAGAGCATTCGTGCTTTGTAAAACTAAAATGATTCATACAAAATTTTAGGCCGCATTTACACTGTATTGATGTTAATGATAACTTAGCATTACAATCTTTGTGTCCACAACGTTTATGACGTTTAGATTTTGATTTCTTTTTTTTTTTCTTCTCTTTTGAACATTTGCTATCGATACAAACAGGTTTATCTAATTTTGCCTTATTTAGGACTTTATTGTTTTCATCAAACTTAATAGATGTATCTATTTTAAATTGTCGTGGTTTATCCATACCCATTTTGTATATACATATACATTTTATATATAATTAAATTCAATTTTATATAAAAATAACTTATTAATTATCAATTTTTTTATTTATCATTTTATTTGATTCTTTTGTCCTCACATCAGATCTATCAAACAACTCTTTTCTGATATCTGCCGAAGATGTCGTTTGTGAGTCACCACCAAAAGAGTTTACAGAAGTATTTTGTAATTGAGAAGACTCGTCAATATTTTGAGTAAGACGATTCCCGTGTTCTTTAGCCAGTTTTTTATTTTCTTCTATTGCTTTCTTTTTAGACTCGGCTACACGTTTTTCAAACTCTTGTTTTGCTTTATTTTCGTTTTTGTTTTTCTCTTGCATTAATTGATTTAATTCTTCTTCAAGATACTCAACTCTACCAGTTTTATAAGCATCTGGTTCAAATGGCATCCACATTCCTACTGGCCCTACATAAACATTGTGATTTGGGTCGATTTCTCGCAACATTTGACATCTAAGCTCCGCTTCTTGTTGTGTAGGATAACTTCCTCGAACTTTCAATCCTCGAACATTTGTCTGAAATTCAAAATTTTCCGAAAAATCTTTTGTAATTTCTTCCTCTTTAGCATCTAAAAAGTTTTTCCAATCATCTTCAATTGTCCCGTTCAATAAAAGGTCCTTCTCGCTTTTTTTAAAATCTTCTAGGTCTGACATAATTTTGTCATTATCAAGTCCGTATTTATATATAATAAACTTAAGAAACTGTTCGAATTTTCCCAAAGATTTAGAATAATCAAAATGCTTTAGGAATTGCTGAAACATAAACAAATTCTTTTGCTTTAGGATATTTTCAGGACTAATGAAACTAACACATACAAATTTTTGACCTGAAACAGATTTATCCTCATCTAAAACATCAACATATTTAGGATTTTCCGAACCATCCGATTTTTTTTTTCGCATAAAACCAATTTTTGCACTATCCATTATAAATATCAAATATGTTTTATTTTTAAGTATCCATCCTCATAAATATTTTTTCTCGATATTAATTATAACATGAATGTAATGGGTATGCTAGATTTAGGCGAGCTCGTCAAACGGGCCGTTAAGTACATTGTTGAAGGTATTATGGTAGCTCTCGCTGCTTATGCCATTCCTAAAAAATCTTTGAATGTGGATGAAGTTCTTCTTATTGCTTTGACCGCTGCAGCAACATTCTCTATCCTTGATACATATGTTCCAGCAATGGCTGTTTCCGCCCGCTCTGGTGCTGGTTTCGGTATTGGGGCAAATCTTGTCGGGTTTCCACGAATGTAGGCTTCCCCTTATGACAAACTCGTCTTAATTCGTTAAATATTAAAATATTAATATAAAATTGATTTAAATATTATATTAATTATAACTATTATAAATATGCCAAAGAAACAAAGATTTCACGTATATGCCCTCAATATTGATGGACAAGTTTATGTTGGTTCTACTAACAATACGAAACGTCGTTTAAAAGACCACCGCACTCGTTGTTTT